CTTATACAGATGCCTAATAGTGAAGGTAAGATAACAGAACCTCATGGGATAATAAATTTATGTGAAGTTCATAAGGTTATGAGGATTGCAGTTGTAGATCCTATGTGTCAGGTATTGATGAAACCTGTAGGAGAGATGGGATTTGATATTGCAGTTGGTAGTATGCAAAGGTTTGGTATACCAATGGGTTATGGAGGACCTCATGCTGCATTTTTTGCTACAACAGATAAACATAAAAGAAAAATACCTGGGCGGATTGTAGGTCAATCTAAAGATAGTGAAGGTAATACAGCACTAAGGCTAGCTTTACAAACAAGGGAACAACACATAAGAAGAGACAAAGCAACAAGTAATATATGCACTGCCCAGGCACTACTAGCAAACATGTCTGCATTCTATGCGATCTATCACGGACCTGAAGGACTTAAAAAAATAGCAAGAAGAATATGGTTGTTAAGACAGACACTACTTCGTGCATTGAAGTGGAGTGGTATACAAGTTGATGATACTGAAGGATTTGATACTGTTAGATTTAAGTCAATCAATATGGTTGATGGGTATAATGTGACCGTTAAAAATGGTTGGATTACATTATCACTTGATGAGACATCTACATATGATACTCTATATGATATACTCAATAGTCAAGTTACATTTGATTCAAAAAAATCAACTATTATAAGTGTGTGGGATGGTGTTGTAGATCAAAAATGGGAAACCATACCAGAGAGAACTAAACCATGGTTACAACAAGAAGTATTCAATAAGTATCATAGTGAAACTAACTTGATGAGATATATTCATGAGTTAGAATCAAAAGATTTCTCACTGGTGCATGGCATGATGCCACTCGGTAGTTGCACTATGAAACTAAATGCAGCTGCAGAATTGATACCAGTATCATGGGAAGAGTTTGCTAACGTACATCCTCATACACCACCAGGTCAGATCTTTGGATATGATAGAATAATCAGAGACTTAGAAGAATGGTTATGTGAGGTTACTGGATTTCATTCAATGACTTTCCAACCTAACTCAGGTGCACAGGGAGAGTATGCAGGACTGTTAGCAATTAAAGAATATCATGAGGTCAATGAAGAGAAACGTAATAAAATTTTAATTCCTAAAAGTGCTCATGGAACAAATCCTGCTAGTGCAGTTATGGCAGGTATGGAAGTCATCACTGTAGATTGTGATAGTGATGGTAATATTGATATACATGATCTAAGAATTAAAGCATGTCTAGAAGCGGATGAATTAGCAGGTTGTATGATTACATATCCTTCTACTCATGGTGTATTTGAAGAGGGTATTAGAGAAATCTGTAGTATCGTTCATGAGTTTGGTGGTCAAGTTTATATGGATGGTGCAAACTTTAATGCACAAGTTGGTCTATGTAAACCAGGTGAGTTTGGTGTTGATGTATCACATTTAAATTTACACAAAACATTCTGCATACCACATGGAGGTGGAGGTCCTGGCGTAGGTCCTATTGGTGTAGCAAAACATTTAGCACCATTCATAGATCAAAAGGTATCCTCTGCTGAGTATGGTAGTGCTAGTATACTTCCAATCGTTTGGATGTATATAAGAATGATGGGTGAAAAGGGATTGCGTACTGCAACAGAAGTAGCATTACTAAATGCGAACTGGTTAGCAAGGAAAATAGATCCTCATTTTAAAGTATTATATAAAGGACAAGGTGACTGGGTAGCACATGAATGTATATTTGATTGTCGTAATCTGGGAGTAACTGCAGAAGATATTGCCAAGAGATTGATGGATTATGGTTTCCATGCCCCTACACTATCATGGCCAGTCTTAGGAACTATGATGGTAGAACCTACAGAATCAGAGTCATTAGATGAGTTGCAAAGATTTGTGGATGCAATGATTATGATAAGACAAGAAATAAAAGAATGTCCTGAGATAGTAAAGAATGCACCTTATACACAATCAGAAGTCTGTGGCACATGGCAATATGCTTTTACAAGAGAACAGGCAGTCTTTCCTAATCGACCTAGACAAAAGTTTTGGCCAGCAGTCAACCGTATAGATAATGTATATGGAGATAGAAATTTAGTATGTGCATGTGACAGTTAAATTAGTGGCACAATAAGTGGCACATTCATCGTGAGTCTGTTATAATAAGTATATCAAGAGGAGACACATGATCAATCAGGAAGTTAAAGGCACTCTCGCTAGACTACTTGCAACAGAAAACTTAACTGTTGAACACCGTCAAGTTACTACTGCATACTTTGATGTAGAGCAACGTATTCTTTGCCTTCCTATTTGGAAACATGCATCGGATACTGTGTATGATCTTTTAGTTGGTCATGAAGTAGGTCATGCTCTTTACACACCTGCTGAAGGATTCGGTGAATATGATGTTCCTATGTCATTCATCAATGTTCTAGAAGATGCTCGTATCGAAAAGATGATGAAGCGTACCTATCCTGGTCTTCGTAAGTCTTTCTTCGCAGGATATAAAGAACTATGGAACGATGATTTCTTCGGTGTCAAGCATGAAGATCATGAGAGTCTCTCATTAATTGATCGTATCAATCTATATTTCAAAGGCAATACAAGTATGCCTTTTTCTGATGATGAAAAGCATTGGTTAGAAAAAACAGGTAGAACTGAAACATTCCAAGATGTTTTAGATCTTGCTAGAGAATTATACAAATGGGCAGAAGACAAGAATGCAGAGAACAAAGAAGAAATGGATATACCTGTCCCTACTACTGCAGAGGGTGGTGAAGGAGAATCAAATGGTGATTCTGATGGTAAGTCAGAAGGTGGAGAGCAAGAAGAAGTAGAACAAACTCCTGATCAAGAGATCATCAATCCTACTCAACCTTGGGATAGTCAAGACAATTCTCTAGAAGATCTATCAGAAGGTCTAGGAAGAAAAGCACAGAAACCAGACTCTTCTGGAATAGGTGGTCACTCTTATGATCAGAGTTCTTTTGATACTGAATTGGTAGATGAATTGTTAGAATCTGCAATGGCAGATGAATGCACCAGTATTACTGATCAAGCATTACAAGAATCACTAGAAGATATGGTAGATGATGATGCTAAGGAGTGGGTATATCTTAATCTTCCTAAAATTGATATCGATAAACTTACAATTTCTCACAGTAAAATTCAATCTGATCTTGAAAAGTTTTACAATGAATGGTATTACCCAAAGAATGAGGATGAAGAGAATCAAACTTATAGAAGAGAGAATCTTGATTACTGTGATCGTCACTATGAAAGTTTCAAAAAGAATGCACAGAAGTCTGTAAACTATCTTGTAAAACAATTTGAAATGAAGAAGTCTGCTGATGAATACAAACGTGCAGCAACATCCAGAACAGGTGTTATCAACACAAATTCACTTCACAAGTATAAGATCAGTGATGATATTTTCAAAAGAATTACTACAGTTCCTGAGGGTAAGAATCATGGTCTAGTTTTACATCTTGATTGGTCTGGTTCTATGCAGTATGGATTATTAGATACTCTTAAGCAAACATTCAATCTAATTTGGTTCTGTCGTAAAGCACAAATTCCATTCCGTGTGTATGCATTTCAGAGTTCATTTGCTCACTATGGTAGAGACGAGTATGGAAATCCAATTCATAACAAAGCGGTTACTGCTACAGAAAATGACCTAGGTATCTCTGATGATTTCAGACTTCTTGAATTATTTTCTTCAAAGCAAAATGCTAAGTCACTTGAGAAATCTTGTAAGATGATTTACAGACAAGTGTTTGCTATGAATGGACATCGCATTAATTATCATCAAGATTATACTCTTGGTGGCACACCTCTTTCTGAAGCAGTTATGTGCACACGTCAATTAGTAAAATCTCTCAAGAAAGAAGAGAATGTTCAGAAAGTAAATGTTGTATGCTTAACTGATGGAGAATCAAATCCAATGACATACTGGCAGAAAACTACTTATTCTGATGAGTTGAGAATGTCTCAAATCTGTAGCACAAGAACTAAAGTATTTGTTCTTCGTGATAAAGAAACTGGTTACCAACGTAAGATTGGTAGTAGTCCTTATGAAACTACAAAAGAGATTGTAAGTTACTTCAGAGAAATTACTGATTACAACTGGATAGGTATTAGACTATGCAGTAAGAATGATCTATCTCGTCTTACTCGTAACTTATGTTTCTCTACTGATGAAATAGATGCTCTTGATAAGCAATGGAGAAAAGAAAGATTTGCCTCAATCAAAAATCAAATTGGATTCTCTGAATCTTTCTATATGCCAGATAGAGGTATTGGTGAAGATACCCAAGATCTTGAAGTAAAACAGAAAGGTGAGGTTGCTACTAAAGCAGAACTACAACGTGCATTTAAAAAGCACATGGGTTCTAAAACTACAAACAAAACACTTCTAAACGCATTCGTGGAGCAAATAGCATGAGATGTAAAGTAACTCTATTCAAAGCAGGTACGATCTTTGAAGAAACTGTAGTCGCTGTAGATTACGATGATGCAAAGAAAGTTGCATTAGCAAGAAATCCTAATTGTACAATAGTGAGTGTGACAGCAGTGTTCGGATAAATAACTGTCCACTCTGTTGCCACTAAGCAGATATACCTGCTATAATAAATGTATAGACAAACAAAGACTATGACTTTTGAACCAAACCCTGTGACAACTGAACAACTTGTTCAACACCTAACTGATAATGTTGGAACTGAAGTTGGATGTAGAGACATCCGCGAGTCAGCAAAGACACTTAAAGTATCTTATGCAACTGCATGTAAAAGACTTAAGTCTTATAAATCAGGTATAGGCAAGTGGAATCTAACCATTCAAGAAATTGAACGTGCATACGAAGCACCTGCTGCTAAGAAAAAAGCAAACTATGTTCCTGATAAAGAGGATACTTACGTTCCTTTTGGTAACTATACTTCTGTAAAGAAAGTTATCTCATCGAAGAAGTTCTATCCTCTATTCATTACAGGTCTATCTGGAAACGGTAAGACTTTATCAGTTGAACAGGCATGTGCTGCAACCAAAAGGGAGTTAATCCGTGTCAACATTACCATCGAAACAGACGAAGATGATCTTATTGGTGGCTTTCGTCTTGTTAATGGCGACACTGTTTGGCACAACGGACCTGTGGTCGAAGCTTTGGAAAGGGGAGCTGTCCTCCTTCTAGATGAGATTGATCTTGCTTCAAACAAGATTCTATGCTTACAATCTGTCCTAGAAGGTAAAGGTGTATTTCTTAAGAAGATTGGTAGGTATGTAAAACCTGCTCAAGGATTTACTGTTATTGCTACTGCTAACACTAAAGGTAAAGGATCTGATGATGGTAGATTCGTAGGAACAAATATTCTTAACGAAGCATTCCTAGAAAGATTTCCAATTACATTTGAGCAAGAGTATCCATCTACTGCTATCGAGACTAAGATCTTAATCAATCAAGGATGTGATAAAGATTTTGCAGACAACCTAGTCAAGTGGGCAGGTGTTATCCGTAAGACATTCTTTGACGGTGGTGTTGATGAAGTTGTTACAACTCGTCGTTTGGTTCACATTGTTTCAGCATATCAAATCTTTGGCGATAAGTTGACCGCAATCACAAACTGTGTCAATCGTTTTGATGATGATACAAAACAATCTTTCCTAGATCTTTATACAAAAGTTGACGCAGGAGAAGATTCAGAGTATACTAAGGATGACGAAACATTACTTGAGGATGCTAGATGAAGTATCGTGAAAAGGAGTTCCTAGAGGAACTCCAATATTACATCGAAGGAACTTACTCTGAGCATTATGCAAATGATAAGATTCAAACCCTTGATGTAATAGATGCCTGTGGTGATGCTAAAGCATTCTGTAGAAGTAACATTCTAAAGTACGCTTCTCGTTACGATAGGAAGGGTAGTGCTAGACAAGATCTCTTAAAGGTGCTACACTATGGAGTGTTACTAATGCATTTCCATTGTAGAGACGAAGCAAACTACGCAGCAGCAGACTTTGCAGCACAAGACTATTAATTTATTATGACCGTAATTTCCAAACCGACTATTGAAGTCCTTAAAAACTTTTGTTCAATCAATAAGTCTATTGTTATTAAACCTGGCAATAAGATTTCTACTCTCAGTATTAATAAAAACATACTCGCTATTGCCGATGTCGAAGAGCAGTTTGATTCGCAAATTTCTATCTACGACTTGGGAGTTTTTCTTGGAGGTCTATCTTTGTTTGACGCACCAAAGATCGACACTACAAACACCAACTATGTCACAGTAAGTGATCTAAAAGGTAAATCTAAGACACGTTATTTCTATGCCGATCCTGATATAATTACTCAGGCACCTGAGAAAGAAATCAACTTACCATCTGAAGATGTTGAATTCAAACTTGAATCTAGGATCTTGATGCAACTACAACGTGCTGCTATGGTATATCAACTTCCTGATCTTTGTTTGTATGGTGATGGTGAGAGTATGCAACTATGTGTAACGGATAAAAAGAATGATACTTCTAACAACTATTCAGTAGACGTTGGAACTACCACAGAAGAATTTTGTTTTTGTTTCAAAGTTGAAAACTTAAAGTTGCTAAGTGGTAATTATGATGTAGTATTAAGTAAGACCAACGTTGCCCTATTCAAAGGTGACGGAATCAAATACTACATTGCCTTAGAACCAAACACTTAGATGAACATCTTTGTAACTGATCCTTCAGCAGTAAAGTCTGCACAGGTTTTACCTGATAAACATATTGTCAAGATGCCACTAGAGACATGTCAAATGTTATCTATTGTTGCATCAGAGAAGTGGGGTCATGGATTTGGTATCTTACCTAAACTAGATGGCACTCCATACAAAACAGACAAAGGTGCATTCCGTAATCATCCTTGCACTATCTGGGCACAGGATAATTATACATGGTTGATATTACATGGTCTTGCTTTATGCTTTGAATATACTCTTAGATATGGTAAGATACATAGTTGTCAATCAACTATAGAACATGCTGTAAAAATCTTTCCTCCTCAGGATACTGACCCTAAAGGATTTGTATTTGCAGGTCCTGACCAATGGAAGCATGATAAATCTATTACAATCTTTGATGCATACAAACAATACATTGCATCTAAACCTTGGGTATGCGATAATTACTTGAGGATACCTGACCGAAAACCTAACTGGGTTTAATTAATTATTATGAGTGACTTTTTATGGGTGGAGAAATACAGACCAAAAACAATTGATCACTGTATTCTACCTCCTGATGTGAAATCTACGTTCAAAAGTTTCGTAGAACAGGGTGAGATTCCCAACTTACTTTTATCAGGCACAGCAGGTGTCGGTAAAACAACTATTGCAAAAGCATTGTGTAATGAATTAGGAGCAGATTTCTATGTCATTAACGGATCAGATGAAGGAAGATTCCTTGACACCGTACGAAACCAAGCAAAAAACTTTGCTGCAACTGTATCACTTACAGCAACAGCAAAGCACAAAGTCCTTATCATCGACGAAGCAGACAACACTACACCAGATGTACAACTCTTACTTCGTGCATCGATAGAAGAGTTCCAAAAGAATTGTAGGTTTATATTTACATGTAACTTTAAAAATAAAATCATTGAACCTCTGCACAGTAGAACAACAGTAGTAGAATTCAATGTTCGTGGTAAAACAAAACAACAACTTGCTGCTGCATTCTTTGACAGATGTAAAGGTATCCTCGTTGCTGAGGATGTTACTTTCTCTGATAGAGTTGTAGCAGAAGTTATTCAGAAATACTTTCCAGATTTCCGAAGAACACTTAATGAGTTGCAACGATATGCAAGCACAGGATCTATTGATACTGGCATCCTAGCAGCACTAGGAGACGCAAACGTTAACACTCTGGTAGAATCATTGAAAGCAAAACGATTCAATGATGTAAAAAAATGGGTGCAGCAAAATTTAGATTCAGATCCCGTATCTATCATGAGGAAACTCTATGATAATGCTTCTAGTCTGATGACAGGTCCTAGTATTGCAGCAGCAGTTTTAATCATTGCTGAATATCAATACAAGTCTGCATTTGTTGTAGATCAGGAGATCAATCTCCTTGCATGCTTAACTCAATTAATGCTTGAATGCGAATTCAAGTAACATCCAGTGACCTTTACAAAGAAGTAAAGGAACTTGTCTTAAGTTCTGATTTTCCTTGGCATTGGCATGACAAAGCATACAATGATGATGAGGTTACTGAAGGTAGAACAAACTTTGGTTTCTTCTCACATGTAATCTTAGAAAGACCTGGTTATACATACCTAACTCCTAAGATAAATTCTGATCACTTTCCATTGTTTCATGATTTATTTGTTGAGATCTGTAGAGATAATAACATTGACCCTAAAGTAATTTACAGGATCAATGCTAACCTGACTACTGAATCACACCACAACAAATATGGTCCTGACCACACAGACCATGACTTTCCTCATAAGAATATGTTAATATACTTAACAGGAACTAATGGAGGTCTTACTAAAGTTGGAAACACCAACTACTCTGGTATGCCTAATGAAGCAATTGTTTTTGAAGGTGTTCACGCACATATGGAACCTACGTCTGGAAGACGAGTAGTTCTAGTTTACACATTTTTATGATTATGACTAACAAATTTATTAGAAAACGTGAAAAGATTAAAGCACAAGTGAAGTCCAGATTCTATTATTGGTTCTGGGGTGCTATGGCAGGTGCTGTTGTAGGTGGTCAACTATATGTTGGATCGTCTTATAGGTTTATGGCAAGATCAATGAACAGGTGGTTTGAGGAAACCATTGACATGTTGCAAGAACCAATAAAACCTAGAACTGGTGATAGAGGATACTACATGCCTATTCCTACACCTGAGGTATACCCTCAATACTAATGACATCTCTTAAAACACCATTAAGATATCCTGGCGGTAAGTCTCGTGCTACTAAAAAGATGGCACAGTATTTTCCAGACTTCAGAGATTATACTGAGTTTCGTGAATCGTTTCTTGGAGGTGGTTCTGTAGCGTTATACATTACACAGATGCACCCCCATCTAGAGATCTGGGTCAATGATCTATATGAACCTTTATATACATTTTGGAAACAACTCCAAAAGAATAGTGATAAAATTAGGAACGAACTAGTTCAACTTAAACAAAGACATCCTGATCCTTCCTCAGCAAGAGGTCTCTTCTTGGAGGCAAAAGAATATCTTACTAAACATCCTAGTGACTTCATACATCGTGCTGTTGCATTCTATATTGTTAACAAGTGTTCTTTCTCTGGTCTTACTGAGTCTTCTTCCTTTAGTAAACAAGCATCTGATTCAAACTTTTCGATGCGAGGAATTGATAAACTCCCATACTACGGACAACTTATTCAAAGATGGGAAATAACTAATCTACCATATGAACAACTATTCACGGATGATGAAAATGTTTTCATATATCTAGATCCTCCATACGACATCAAAGCAAACTTGTATGGGAAAAGAGGTACGATGCACGTTGGATTTGACCATGACTCTTTTGCTAGAAGATGTGATAGAGTTGAATGTGATCAAATGATATCTTATAATGCTTCTAATTTAGTAAAGCAAAGATTCCAAGGTTGGAAAGCACAAGAATATGACCATACCTATACTATGAGATCAGTAGGTGAATATATGAAAGATCAACAACAACGTAAAGAACTTCTCCTTTTAAATTATGGCATACGATGAAAGATATCCTCTAAAGGATTATCTAAATTCTATTAACTTCAGTAAGAACTATCTGATGGATGAAGATCCTGGTTGGGAAAAAAATTACCCTGCCTATGTGATTAACAAATGTTTGTCGCATCATATGGATACGATTATGTTTGCTAATGAAATGAATATACATTCCCATATCGATAAACGTTTACAGTATGATTTTCTTATAAATATCGTGAGACCCCGAAAGAGATTTTCTCCTTGGGGGAAGAAAAATAAAGTGAAAGATCTTGACCTTGTGAAAAAATACTATGGTTATAGTAGTGATAAAGCAACTCAAGCCCTAGAGATCTTAACTCCAACCCAACTTAATTACATTAAGGATAAACTGAACAAAGGAGGTAAGACCAGATGAATGAAGTTAAAGAAGTCCAATGGACTAAAAATGATATGGTTGAGGTGAACTTAAAGGAACCAGATGATTTCCTAAAAGTTCGTGAAACTCTTACTCGTATTGGTGTAGCATCTAGAAAAGAAAAGAAATTATATCAGTCTTGTCACATTCTACATAAGAAAGGACAATACTATATCGTTCATTTCAAAGAACTATTTGCTCTAGATGGAAAGAAAGCAAACCTATCAGAGAACGATGTTCAACGTAGGAACAGAATCATTAAACTGTTATCGGATTGGGGATTGGTAGAGATTGTTAATGAATCAGCAATCAGAGATGCTGCTCCCTTAAGTCAAATTAAAGTTATTGCATATAAAGAGAAGTCAGACTGGACGCTTGAGTCCAAATATAACATAGGTAAAAAGCGTACTGTTTCGGAAGGCTAAATAAGATAGAATAAATTTTTATCATGCCAGAACCAGTTAAGAAAACTCCTCCAAAAGAGGAGAAGAAGGGTCTCCTAGGTAAGTTAAAAGACGCAGCAGATGATAAGGAGGAACAACTGTTTATCCTGAGTGCATTTGTACGTCTTGGAATTTTGATTTGGTCGGGTGGGATATT